AATGGTTTACCATATTTAGGTGCTCCACTACCACCTTTCTTCATATCATGTGCTCCCAATGGGTCTCTACCACGTGCTCCACTATCTTTACCATACTTATTAGGTTCTTTTGGTCTACCAGCTCCTTCAAAACCACCCTCTGGTGCTCCACCTTTATCATCCAATTCGTGACCTGTTCTACCCATTGCCATATCTGATGGTGTACCTTGTGATTCACCAGTTTTAGCTGGGTCATTACCTTCATTTTCTATTTGTTGTCTTCTAAATTTTTGTTTATAATCAAATACTATATTATCATCTTCATCTTTTATTTCTTTGTCAGTAAATCCAAATATATTCTTATAAATCCACTCTGAAGAGACTAAACCATCCCTTAACATTGATTCTGCTAATGATGTTTTGTTATTCCAAAGTTCAATTTTTTCTTGTTCATAGATTGTAGATGGATTTGTTAACTCTAATTCAAAGTTTACTAAGTCTGAGTCTTGATAACCTTGAGAGAATAAATGAACGATACCAATCTTAGTTAATTCACTAACAGTAATTCGTTGTATTCTTTCAATAGTTCTAGCAAAACGGACATCTTCTGCAGCTAATGTAGCTTTAGAACCAATACCCTCTTCAAATCCCAAGAATGCTTTTGGTATTCTCAAAGAAGATAGTAATTTATTTTTAAGATATTCAATGTCCTCAGTAGCTTCATAGGTTAAACCAGGTAATGAATCTATACTCGTACCACTATCACCTCCTCGTACGGGTAAGAAAAAGTCCTCAGTTATATTCTGCATATTATATTTAAGATTGTAGTCACCAGTATTTTCATCGACAACTGGTGCTCTTTTCATCTTACTGATTGTCTTCTGCATAAAGTTTTCAACTTCAGATGGTGGAATATTACCAATATCTAATTTAAATACTCTTTTTTCTGGTGCTCTCATAATTCTATGAATCATCATAGCATCTTCCATAAGAGATAATTGTTTCCAAATTTTACGAGTACCTTCAATCTGTGATTTACCATAAGGTAAATAGTTAGAATCTGAAAGTAATCTAAAGTGAGCTACTTCATAGTTTTCTAACTCAGTTTTAGTAGCTGATTCTTGAGCTTTATATCTATGTTGGTCAGTTGTTGATTCGATTAAATATTTAACATACTCTGGATTTTCAGGGTCAAGACCTTCAATTCTTGACGTGTCATATACAGAAAGAGGGATTACATTAGTAATACCATATTTTTCATCAATGTCAAGTTTTAAAAAGAAATCACCATACTTACACATATTACGAATCCATGGCCAGAGATTAAATTCAATATTTACGATATCGTAATATAAATTGTGTAATATTTGTTTAATATTTTCATCATCTGTTTTAATAGTTAAAACATCACCATATTCCGATTTCATGGTTGACTCATCTGCGTAAATGTCAAGAGCAGAAGCAACAATAGCGTCACTATCCATTTGTTCATAATCCTTGAACAGATTTAACCTCATTGATTTTGTTAACATAGCATCAGAATACCCACTCAAACCAGCACCCATATAAATCTTCTGATATCTATCAACAAGATTTGTTTTTGCTATTGATTGAGTTCTACTTGTATCTGAAACTCGTAGTTGACGACCACCTACATTACGTACAATTACGTTTGTACTAAATAATCGTTTTAGTCTACTGAATAAACTTGTATCGGCCATTTTTTACCTCACTTATTTAATTAACCAATCTAAAGATTCTTGTTTTTTATTTACTTCCCAAGTCCAAGAATCATTTTGATTGTCATTAGGTGTATAAACACCTTGATTTGATGTAATATTGTTTAGGGTTTTCTTTTGTAATTCAATACCCTCATTTCTTAATCTTAGAGCTGTTTCTCTAATCCATAATCCCATCGCGTAAGACATAACTAAATCATCATTGTATCCAGTCATTGCTTCTGCTCTACTTCCGTTATATATAAATACAAACAACTCATCAATTAATCTCTGTGATTTAACAGTTACTAATCTCTCTCTGAAAAACTCTTCTAACTTAGCAATAACAAGTGGTCTTGTTTTTTGTGTTAGTGTAAATCCAGGAATTAGTTGTTTTTCAACTCTATTTATTTTGTTGTTAACTTGTCTATGTACGTCAACAACTTGTAAATCTTTACTCATATAAAAAAGGTTTTCATATCCCCTATCAATTACTTGTTGAATTGCTGCCCAACCAATGTTATTATTCTCCACAACAAGTAATGCTTGATTATATTCCATAGCTATATTAACTAACAGATTACCATAATCTCTTGTAGACATTCTACCTTTATATTCTGCTACTTGTTCAAGACTTTCAACTTCTAAAACATGAAAAGCAGAATAGTCTGTAGAGTCTCCTCTACTAACGTCAGCACATACTATGTAATCTTTAGTGTAGTTTGGTGGTTCCCATACCCAAACATTACTATCAATACCTCTTTTTTCTACTGGTTCACAAACAGTTTTATTTCTAAATTCTTCAAGTATTACACCATCTACGACTGTTTGACCAGATGTTATAAAGTCACAATCACACTCTTGAGCGGCTAATGAGGGCCCTAATAAACTATCTTGTTCGTCCCTCCACTCTTGTTCTCTATCAGGGTGAACTGTCCAATGGAGTTTAATAAAATTAAATTCATTTAAACCATCTTCAGAATCCATCCAAGTTCTATGAAACCAATTACCAACACCATTCGGTGTGGATAGTGCTATACATTGACCACCAGTAGATAACGTTTGTGATGCCGCTGCCCATATACCATCTATCTTGTCAATAAAAGCTGCCTCATCAAGTATTAATAAAGACAGAGCTTCAGAACGACCACTATCTTCTCCACTCGATACAGCTTTTACTTGAGAACCATTCTTGTATCTTAAACTTAACTTGTTATCTTCAACACATCTCTGTTTCAACCAACTTGGTAGATTAGCATGCATCACACGAACTTTTGTTACCAAGTTTTTAGCTACCTCTTGTTTTGTAGCTATAACCAAGATATTTTTATCTTGGTGAAAAGTCATTAACCATAAAGAATACCCAGCAGTTAGTGTGGATATACCTAACTGACGTGCTTTTAGTATAATGTTAAACCTACTAGTTACAAAATCTGAAATTGTATCCTCTTGAAAAGGGTACAAATTAAATGGTATCTTACCTTTAATCGGATGTTGAACAACACAATATTTCTTTAAAAAATAAACTGGGTCATTAGCACATTTAACATATTCTTGTTTAATTACTTCTTTTAATTGTCCTTTTGAATTTCGTTCCATATATATAAATATTTACTTTAAAGATTCCTCTATTTTTTCTAAATGTTCTATAGCTTCATCGGCTTGTTTTTTTAGTTCATCAAAGTTTTGAGTCCATTTTTCTTTTTCTAAGGAGTAACCGTCTGGACTGATTTGATTATAAGATTCCATTTCTTTTTGATTTTTAAACTCAAGTAATTCTTGTTTTTTATCTCTTATCCAAGATAATTTATTTGCATTTACTTTTTTAATTTCCCAGTCGTCAAAACTACCATCAATCATCATTTTATTTTCTACTTCAACTTGACATTCAAAACAATGACCATGTAAATACCACATTCTTTCATCGAGTCTTCTTTTCATAACTCTCTTACAATCTGGACAAAACCAAGGTAATCTAGCTTCTTTAGTAGCTTCTAACTTTTCGTTAATTCTATCTTGTTCAACTTTTCGTTCTTTTTTAACAAAATCTTGAAACTCTTTATCAACGTTAGCAACCATGATTCTTTTCTCAGGTGTCTCACCCCTTAGAATAGATTGCATAGCCTTATTTTGTCTTACTTCTTCTCTACTTCTTGCCATTTGTAACCTCTAAAAGTTTAATAAACCTACAATTTGATTTACAGGTGCAAAAGCACCAGTAAACTTATATGTATTTCCTTTATATTTAAACACTATTCCCTCTGATGGTACTATTGATGATAAACCACCAATTTTTTCTAACTTACTGAGTTGATGTTTTAATGTTTCTATTTTTTTAACATCACCACCACTCTTAACAGTTTTAATTGCATTAATTACATCTTTTCTTATTTTTTGTACAGCTTCATCTGGTGATGCAGATAAATAACCACCTATATTTTTTAATATTTCAGCTCCAACATCAAAGAACAAAACTT